ATCTGAGGAGTTTTTGGTCCTTCAGGTGTTAAATATGTTATATTATCCTTTAAATATGTTAAAATTGATTCATCATAATACCTTAAAACAGACAATTAAATCTATACCTCGCTTTTTTTTTATTATTATTTGATTATTTGTCGTAATTATTATAACTATCGACTATTTGTATAGCAGCAATTTCTGAAAGCAATATTGCTACTACTTCAACCACCTTATCATCTTTCTTCTTATCAATCTTAATCTTTGAAACATCATTCTTACTATCTTTAACGAAATTCAACCACTGTTCATAGACGTAAAAAGCCTGCTCTTCAGCCATTGAAACTACAATTGACTTACCGCTCTTGAGAGTAAACACTAATTTGAGTATTCTTATATCTTTTGGCATATTAATCTTATTCCTCCTCTTTTGCAAAATGCTTTTTATATAAGTCTATATAGCAACTTATTATTTCATCAGCTTTTTTCATATTAGCCGGATGTACTCCTGCTTCTATTGATGGATATAATTGTAGTGTATTATCATAATTATCATGTATCATTTTATGTATGCAGTGAAGTAATGGTACATAAGAAACACAATCTTGTAAATGAATTTCAGCTAATATCATTGAAACAAAAAAACTATTAAATGGTACATTAGCTTCTAAAAGTTTATCGATTATGTAACTTGCCCAATCCCATGTAGTTTTCTCATAATGATGTACTTCAATTTCTACATTATCATCGCTTTTACTTAGACCTGTAGCAGCACAGACGTTTCTGTCACATCGATCTAGCCATTTTCTGTATTCAATACTGTTTCTAAACTGTTTAATAACATTCCTTATAAAATGGTCAAATTCTTGAGCATCGTATAGTTCGTAAAATATTACGCTATTTTGCATGTTATCCCCTATCCTATTTTAATAAATGTTGATGGGAATTTCTTTCTAGACCTAAGCTCTTCCAATAATTCTTTTTCCATCTCAACTGATTCAGTATATAAACTGTTTCCTGAAGCATCTAACGAACCTACAGGTAATGTAACACCTGAATATTTACGACGAATTTGACCTAGTACTTTACCCGTAGCTGCTTGACAATATCTTTCTAACCAATTTATCTCATAATCATTTAATGAAGATAAATCTGGTTCATGATCTACATATAGGTCAAATTTAAATATTGTTTCCATATATGGTGTAGGTGTTATCCTGACGATATTAGGTTGTACAGCTTCAACTATCGGTTTGACACCGAACATTCTTTTAGCTATATCGTAAGCTTCAAACATGGAAATATAATTCATTAAATTCTGATTGTTATGAGTAGAAGCTAGTGACATAGGTACACCTAATGTCGCTGTGACAGGTAAACCTAAACCTATTAAATATTCAATCGATAAGTATACATCCGCTATTCCATTTATTTGAGAATATTCATAAAATTCATATTCAGAAACATTAGGTCTTACTGTTTTATCTACTAAAACTTCTTGTGGGCTGTAAGTATTTAAATACATTACGGCCCTTTTTACAATGTATTTAAATTCATCATCTGTAATTTCAATTGACACTGTTGGCCAACCGAATTGACTGAAAACCCTAATCTTCAATTCGTTAAAATCCTCAGGAGTCATTTGAATGTTATAATCTTTAGAGTTATATAATACTCCCATGGCTTATTAGACTTCCTTTGACTTAAGTTCTTCTAGTAATTCCTTTTTTGTTTTTCCTTTAGTATCGATACCTAAACTTTCGGCTAATTCAACTAATTCGGCTTTCTTCAAATCTTCTAAACTTTCTACGACTTTAGCTTCTTCTTCAGGAGCTTCTTCCTGTACTTCTTCCTGCTCAGTCTCAACCTCTTTTTCATTCAAAACAAAAACTTTTGATTCTTTAATATCTTCTTCAGTTACTGGTTTTTCTTCTTTTTCTTCTTCTATTTCTTTCATTACCTCTTCTAATTTATAAACTCTCTCAATCTTACTTAGTGATAAAAGAAAATCTATATCACTCTGTTTAAAATTATACTCTTCAGGGCTAAACACTTCTCCTCCTTCTATTCTTTTTCCATTATGTATAAATGTATTAAATGCTCTGTACTTCATTGTAATTATTCACTCCCTCTTTTTTTTTTTTTTTTTTGTTATCCATAAAATGCTTTATAGATTTTATTTAAAGAAGATTCGGTTTTTTTACCTTTTTTATCTTCGTCGTCATTATTAATTTTTAATTTGCCAATATCTTCATCTTCATCCAATAACTTTTGAATTTCCTCTGGGTTAAGATTTTTCCATAAACTTGAGTTAGAATGTTCTTGCATAAACTTTATAGTCTCTAATTTCTTATATTCATCGTTACTGACACCTAAAGTTTGGTTTATAATATTTGCGTAATTTCTTAGCAATATCTGTTTACTCTTAGTATAAGCATAGAGAGCATGAACCCAACCAAATATCAAGTCAGTTCTTGGACCATCTACTTTACCATGTTCGTCTACTGTAAAATTCAATAATTGGTGTAATAGTCTTTCAGATTTTATAATTCCATATTTCTTGACTATCGAATTACTCTTTTTATTATTCATTAACATTTCAAACTTTGCTCTAACATTATCTTTATCTTCGTCTTCAGATATTATATTATTAACGGCCTCAGTATATTTATCTATTAGAATATTGTACATATTTGCTAATAAAATATCTCGTGAAGTACCAGTAACGTTCGTACCTATAGATGAACGATAAGGATCTTTATTTATATCATCAGTCAATTCAGAAGGTTTCTTATTTCTGAATAAGTTTATTCCTACACCATTAGTTTTGTATAATATTTTATCAATAAGCACTTTACCTACAGCATTTCTTTCTATGTTAACTAAACAATTATTATATCGTCTAGTAAGGTCTATAACTATATCAGCGAAATCATCAGGAATTATAGTATTACAATCATATTCAGCAACCTGTTCTAAAGTACTTGCCTTTAATATTTGTATTGTACTAGAGTCTTTTCTATCGCCATAAGCAACGTCGACACCAGCTACGTATACCTCTCCTGGTATAGGTTTCTCAAATATCCATAAATTATCGTTTAAATCTTTAGCTATCGGGTCGACCGTACCTATTGAATCTAATATCTGTCCTGGTATATAGGTATTACCTGAAGATACGAACGACAATTCAAGTTCAGCAGCTATCGATCTATAATTCCAGTTTAGTTGGCTACATTGGTCTAAATACCATTCTTCGTCATACTCAGGTACAGCGGACCAATGGATTTTTACTGGTATATATTTGTTGGTCTTATTTAAAGCACCTTCATACATTTGGTAATACCATCCACCAGTACCAGATGTACCGTTCGGAGTTGATATTATAATTATACCATAAGGTTTGCCAGCATGTGATTTGAATGCGCGAGAAATAGTTGGATAAGCTGCTTGATATACTTCTTCGACTCTCTCGATGAATGCAGCTTCGTCGATAACTAATAGGTTTATTGATTCACCCAATGATGCACTTCTGGTAGCAGGAATTGCCGTTATCTTAGAACCATTTGAGAATGTTAATGATTGTTTATTATCTGTCTCTAGTTTCAGCTTCCACTCATTATTAGGTAGATATTCATACATATTTCTTATCTTTCCCAAGAATGAACTAGCATTTCTTTGTCCTGCTGATATTATCAATATATTATAGTTAGAATAATGTAAAGCACTCCAAAGGCATATTGCTTGTACGATCGTAGACATGCCTATCTGTCGTGACTTCAAAGTTATAATAAAGTGCTTTTGTAAAAATAGTTTAATTACCTTCTTCTGGAAATCATAAAGTTTAAACGGAATAATACCATGAGCAGGGTGTTGAATTTTTAAATTATCTTCCATCCATTTTATAGGATTTTGTCTGTTCTCTATTAGTTGTTTTAGTAATATTTCTACATTCGCTGCTGGCATTTTATATCTCCAATCTCCTTTAATTAAATTTTTAAAATAGGTAAATTAATACTGTAAATATATTAATTTTATTTTTAATTTATATATTTTTTATAATTAAAGAATGGGAAAAATCACACATAAACGACAAGAAACAATAAAAACATAAAGAAAATTGCAGTCAATGATAAGCACTGGTGCCTTTGGGATAAGGTGTACATACCCGCAATTGATAAAACAGGTTATATCTCAAGATTTACAGGAAAGTGGGTATACGTACAAGACATAGAAGGCGGAGACTTCTTGTTGAATTATGTTAAAGTTAAATTTAATAAAGGGATGGGATAAAATTGCTAGAATCCATTAACCGCTCAGCTTTTAATTGGAATTTTAATGCAGATGACTGGCTAGTCGACTTAATACTATCTAATAATAAATTACGTCATAAAATATTAGTACTTAAAAATTACTCAGCCACCAAAATTAACAATATTATATATGAAGCTTTCAATTTAGTCAAGGCGCATAGAGAAAAACTGGAATCCAATTCCAAAGAATTTCTTAAGAAAAAACAATATTTAGTTATGGCTTCGAAGAATAATGAAGATTACAAAATCCAAATATCTCTAGAAGATGAGTATAGATTGAAAGAACTGATTGAGCAATATAAATTATACGAATTAATAGGTTGGTTCCATTTAGGTAAAAATTCCAAAGTATTTAAACATTGTACATTGAAAAAACAAGAAATATTAGAAAAAATATATCCAATAGTCGATTTAAGTATAAGAAAAGTAATAGGTGCAAAAGTAATAAGTCCAAAAGACGACATATTTGAAGAAGCAGTAAACAACGCTTGGCTAGCCATTATAAAATATCTGCCTAAAATCGACACATCAAAAGTAATGTTCAGTATATTTGTAGGCATTGGACATCGCTCAGCTATTTATTATAATGTATTGAATTTAAGAGAAAAATACAAGACAGTTAGAATAAATGATATTAATAGTGTAAGTGATGAAGACGGAGTAAGCGAAGAATTATTTATCAATACGGTAATTAGAAATAATAATGAAGATGTCGGAGATGATATAGAAGATGATATATTGAATGAAATTGATTCGATTGATGTTGAAGAAAACTTTTTCATAGAAACGATAGATAATATGGAGACTGAGATTGAGCAGATAATTGAATCAATTGAAAATGATAATCATGTGAATTATTTCCATCAAAACGTGTTAGCTAAATCATTTAACATATTATCTGGTAAGACGAAAAAGATTTGTTTTGAAAAAATATTTGCAGAATTCTTCAACGATGTAATTAACTCCAAGATACCTGAAAAAATACTTAACAAACATTCTCCGGCAGTAATTGAGATAATGAATTTAACTAATGTAGATGAAAGTATAATAAACAATGAAGAAGCTAATAATACGATATACAAATTATTTAGGGATTGGATAAAGGATAAAATAGATTCTAAATTACATAAGTATGGAATTAATGTTAAAGATGAAATAATTATGCAGACAAAGAAACAACAAATTTTAGAGATAATCAAACGCGAGAATTTAATGCTAAAATATATAAAAGATAACAAAAATGACTTTATAAAAGAATTGCTGAAGTTTAAAAACGCCTGGATAAATTTTAAAGTGTAAGTGGGTGATGAATGTCGCTTGACAATTCTTTCCTAATACTGTATAATCAGTATTAGAGGAAGGAGTTGTGATATATCAATGATTTTGGATAATAATAACCATTCAGTATTCTTGTTGTATTATCATCTTGTTTTAGTAACAAAATATAGAAGAAAAGTTATCGATGATATTATATCTAACAGACTAAAAGAGATATTTGAAAAAATACAAGACAATTATAATATTACATTACAAGAGTGGAATCATGATAAAGACCATGTTCATATATTGTTCAAAGCACATCCGAATAGTGAATTGTCAAAATTTATAAATGCTTATAAAAGTGCTTCATCAAGATTGATTAAAAAAGAATATCCTAAAGTCAACTACCCACCGCCTATAGAGGCGGGGGCTTGTGAAGAACAAGCCATAGTTGATTAGACTCAGCCAGGGGGTATTAACCCTATCGGGCTACGTTATATGGGAATATATAGTCACCATAGGATG